CTAAGAATCCAGACAGGAACGCGGTGCCGGCCCTTGCCAGCGCAGCGCTCGCTTGCGTCCTCGGCGCCATCGACGGCATACCGCGCGGTGAGGGGCAATAGGCCCCGGCTCGCGGGCCGGGGTGACGACGGAGGGTTTGGCGGGCCGGTGTGTTTCAGTCGCGAGGGCGCTTAGGCTCCCGCGCTCCGCGCGCCGCCCTCTCGGCATCCTCGGTGTTCCACTCGCCAGTTGGTTTGCGATGTCGGCGCTGGAAAGCGCGGCGCCAAGCTTGTGCGTTTGCGCTGGAGCGGGCGAGGGGCTTTTGGGAATAAAGGCGGGTGACCCGCTGCGCATGAGGCACGTATGGCCTGCTGAGCTTTGGGTTCGGGCGCTCCGCGCGCCCTTCGCTCTCCCGTCACCCCGGGCGGAGCGAAGCGCAGACCCGGGGCCTATTGCCCGCCTCGGCACGGTATGCCATCGCGGTCTGGCTTCCGCTTTCGCCAATGCTCTTCTCCGCCACTGACGGCATACCGGATGGTGAGGTGCAATAGGCCCCAGTCCAAGAACCGTCATGTGGCCGGGGTGACGACGGAGGTTTGGGCGAGCCGGAGTGTTTCGGTCGCTAGGCGCCTTGCGGCGCCGGCACCGATTGGTGCGGCGCCATACTTGCGTGGGAGATGGAGCAGGTGAGGGGCTTCTAGGAATAAATGCGGGCGACCCGCTCCGTTGAGGCCTCGATGCCCTGCGACGCTTGCGGCCCATGCGCCCCGTTCGCCCTTCGCTCTCCCGTCACCCCGGGCGGAGCGAAGCGCAGACCCGGGGCCTATTGCCCGCCTCGGCACGGTATGCCGTCTAGGATTGGGCGTGACGGTCGCGAATGCCCTGCGCCGCACCAACGACATACCGCGGGGTGAGGGGCATTAGGCCCCGGATCAAATCCGGGGTGACAACGGAGGTTGGGTTGGCGGGAGAGACCAACCACTAGCAGTCGAGCGCGCTGGGCTCAGCATGGATTGCCGCGTCGGCCTGCCCAGGCTCGCGTCACGCGCCGCTCCCCGTCCTTTGGACCCTCGCAATGACGTTGAAAACATAAGCGAATTCGTCATTGCGAGCGGAGCGAAGCAATCCAGAAGCGGCGCTTCGGCAGATCGCGGCCTCTGCGGCCAGACGACAGACAAAACAACCAAGGGCGGGTCGCGGAAACGCGGCCCTTTTTTGATGACCGACACGCCCGAAAAAGATCCGCCCGACGACGGCGCGCAGGAGCCGCCCGGCGCCGACCCGCCCGACGCCGACGCGCTCCGGCACCAGGCGCGAAAGCTCTATGAGGCCGGGACGCTCTCCATCGCGGAGACGTGCGAGACCTTAAAGATTTCCCGCAGCCGGCTCTACCGCTGGGTCAGGGCCGGCAACTGGAAGCGGCGCTATGACGAGCCGCGCCGGGCGGGAGCCAAGGTGGAGGCGGGCGACCAGGAGCGCCGCATCGCCGCCCTTTACCGCGCCTATGAGCGCGAGGTGGAGGAGATCGAGCGCCGCTTCGCCGAGCCGTCCACGACCCGCACGACCGGCAAGGCCGACGACGCCTCCGCCCGCAAGATCGCCGCCCTGGTCCAGACCCTTGCCAAGCTGAACGAGCTCGATGCCGCCACAAAGAACGCCTCCGGCACCGACGACGCCTCCGGCGACATTGAGGGCCTTCGCAAGGAGCTTGCGCGCCGACTGGCTCGCATGCGCGGCGGCGGGAAAGAGTGACGCCAGCGCTGCCGAGCTGCTGGCCGGGCTCGCGCCCGCCTTCCTGGAGCTGTTCAACCACGACTGGGATTTCTGGGCCCGCGACGACCAACTCGCGCCCGAAGGCGACTGGCTGACCTGGCTGATCCTCGGCGGCCGGGGCTCCGGCAAGACGCGGGCGGGGTCGGAGTGGGTCCGCACGCTGGCGCTCGGCACGCCCGAAAACCCGGGCCCCCGCGCCGGCCGCATCGCGCTCGTCGGCGACACCTTTGCGGACGTGCGCGAGGTGATGATCGAGGGAGATTCCGGGCTGCTGGCGGTGCATGGCAATGCCGAGCGGCCCGAATGGTTCCCCTCCCGGCGCCGGCTGGAATGGCCGAACGGGGTCATCGCCCACGCCTTTTCCTCCGACGATCCGGAGGCGTTGCGCGGGCCGCAATTCGATGCGGCCTGGTCCGACGAACTCGCCAAATGGCGCTATGCCGAAAGGGCCTGGGACATGCTGCAATTCGCGCTGCGGCTCGGCGAGCGGCCGCGCCAGGTCGTGACGACGACGCCAAGGCCGATCCCGCTGGTCAAGCAGTTGCTGGCCTCGCAGGGAACCGTCGTCTCCCGGGCGGCGACGCGCGAGAACCTCGCCAATCTGGCCCCGGGGTTCCTGGAGCGCGTCGTCGGCCGCTACAAGGGCTCGCGCCTCGGCCGTCAGGAGCTCGACGGCGAGATGATCGAGGACCGGCCGGACGCCCTCTGGCGCCGGGAGATGTTCGATGCCTCAAGGGTCGAGCGCCCGCCCGATCTCGGCCGCATCGTCGTCGCCATCGACCCGCCGGCCTCCTCCGGCGCGCGCGCCGACGCCTGCGGCATCGTCGTCGCCGGCCGGGCCGCGGACGGCGCCGCCTATGTGCTGCAGGACGCCAGCGAGCAGGGCCTGAGGCCCGCTCAATGGGCCTCGCGGGCGATCGAGCTCTACCACCGCTTTGCCGCCGACAGCCTCGTTGCCGAGGTCAACCAGGGCGGCGAGATGGTCACCCAGGTGCTGCGCGAGGTCGACGCGACGATCCCGGTCATCGCCGTGCGGGCCACGCGCGGCAAGTGGATCCGCGCCGAGCCCGTCGCCGCCCTCTACGAGCAGGGGAGGGTCCGCCATGTCGGCGCGCTGCCGAAGCTTGAGGACGAGATGTGCGATTTCGGCGTGGAGGGGAGGGCGAAAGGCCGCTCGCCGGACCGGGTCGATGCCCTCGTCTGGGCGCTGACGGCCCTGATGCTCGATACGTCCGGCGCCCCGCGTCTCCGGTCCTTCTGAATTTCGCAAAATCCGATAAAGGGACTCTCCCGATGGCCCTCTTTTCCCGCCTGCGCCCGAAAAACAGGGGCGCGGACGCCGCCGCCATATCCCCTCAGGTGCCCGAGGCGAAGGCGTCCCGCACCGGCCCGCTGATCGCCCTGTCGAGTGCCGGCCGCCCGGTCTGGACGCCCCGCGACTACGCGGCCCTTGCCCGCGAGGGGTTCTCGCGCAACGCCGTCGTCTATCGCTCGGTCCGGATGATCGCCGAGGCCGCCGGCTCGGTCTCCTGGCTGTTGCACGACGGCGCCCGCGAGTTCGACGCCCATCCGCTCCTCGACCTTCTCGCCCGCCCCAATCCGCGCCAGTCCGGCAATGCGTTCCTGGAAGAGGTCATCGGCGCGCTGATGATCGCCGGCAACGCCTATGTGGAGGCCGTCGGCCTCGACGGCGACGTGCGCGAACTCCATGCGCTCCGCCCCGACCGCATGAAGGTGGTGCCGGGAACCGACGGCTGGCCGGCGGCCTATGAATACACCGTTGCGGGCCGCACCGTGCGCTTCGACCAGGTGGGGTCGACGCCGCCGATCCTGCACCTTTCCCTGCACAATCCGACGAACGATCATTACGGCTTTCCGCCCATCGAGGCGGCCCAGGTCGCCATCGACATCCACAACGCGGCCGGAAGCTGGGCCAAGGCGCTCCTCGACAATTCCGCCCGGCCCTCCGGCGCCCTCGTCTACCAGGCTCGCGAGGGCGGCAACCTGACGGAGGAACAGTTCGAGCGCCTGAAGAAAGAGCTGGAGGAGGGCTTCGCCGGGGCCGGCAATGCCGGCCGGCCGCTGCTGCTGGAAGGCGGGCTCGACTGGAAGCAGATGGGCCTGTCTCCCCAGGACATGGATTTCATCGAGGCCAAGAACCTCGCCGCCCGGGAGATTGCGCTCGCCTTCGGCGTGCCGCCGATGCTGCTCGGCATTCCCGGCGACAACACCTACGCCAACTACCGTGAGGCGAGCCGCGCCTTCTGGCGCCAGACCGTGCTGCCGCTCGTCCGCCGCACCGCGTCCTCCCTCAGCGCCTGGCTGGCCCCGACCTTCGGCGAGCGGCTGAGGCTCTCCGCCGACCTCGACGCCATCGAGGCGCTGTCGGGCGAGCGCGAGGCCCTGTGGCGCCGGGTCTCCGCCGCCGACTTCCTCACCGACGACGAAAAGCGCGAGGCCCTCGGCTACGGCGCGCGCAAGGCGGACTGAGCGAAACTCCGATCCTTCGAAAAACGGATAGAAAAATGACGAGCGCGGATCCTTTCGGGCGCGAGGTGAAGTTCGCCCGCGCCGACCTCACCTCGGTTGAGGCCGACGGCAGCTTTTCCGGCTATGCCAGCCTCTTCGGCCTCATCGACCTCAACCGCGACCTCGTCGAGCCCGGCGCCTTCGCCGCCAGCCTTCGCGCCCGCGGGGCCGCCGGCATCAAGATGCTCTACCAGCACGACCCGGCCGAGCCGATCGGGGTGTGGACCGAGGTCGCCGAGGACGGCACCGGCCTGTTCGTGCGCGGCCAGCTCATGACCTCGGTCGCCCGTGGCGCGGAGGTGCTTGAGCTGATGCGCGCCGGCGCGCTCGATGGCCTTTCCATCGGCTTTCGCACGGTCAAGGGCCGCAGCGAGGCCCGCACCGGCATCCGCCGGCTCATCGAAATCGACCTTTGGGAGATCTCCGTCGTCACCTTCCCGATGCTGCCCGGCGCCCGCGTCGCTTCGGTGAAGACGGCGACAGGGACGCTCCCGACGAGACGCGAACTGGAACGCTGGCTCACGCAGGACGCTGGGCTGACGCGAAAGGCCGCCCGCGCGCTCCTCACCGGGGGCTACCGGGCGCTCACCGGCACGCCGGACGCTGCCGACACCGCCGAAGACCGGCTCCGGAGCGCGCTGCTCCGGGCGACCCGACACCTGCAAACCACGAGGTAATCCGAAATGCCGACCCCCACCGTTCCGGCGACGGCGCGCCCGTCCGCCCCCGCAAGTGCCCTCGAAATGGCCGAGGCCTTCGAGGACTTCATGGCCGCCTTCGAGGCCTTCAAGGAGACCAACGACCGGCGCCTTTCCGACCTGGAGCGCCAGCGCGGCAGCGACCCGCTGACGGAAGAAAAGCTCGACCGGCTGAACCGCTCCCTCGACGACCAGAAGCGGCTCATCGACGGCTATCTGATCAAGTCCCAGCGTCCGCGCCTCGGCTTCGAGCGCGGCCGCACCAGCATCGCCGGCCTGGAGCACAAGGCCGCGTTCGACGCCTATGTCCGCTCCGGCCGCGACGACGGCCTGCACCGTCTTGAGGAAAAGGCGCTCTCCGTCGGCTCCGACCCGGATGGCGGCTATCTGGTGCCCGACGAGACGGAAACGGAGATCATGCGGCGCCTTGCCGAGGTCTCGCCGATCCGCGCCATCGCCGATGTGCGCCAGGTCTCGTCCTCCGTCTACAAGAAGCCGTTCTCGATCTCCGGCCCGGCCGTCGGCTGGGTCGGCGAGACGACGGACCGCACGCCGACCGCCGCGCCGACGCTCGACGAGCTGAGCTTCCCGACCATGGAGCTCTACGCCATGCCGGCGGCGACCGCGACGCTCCTCGACGACACCGCCGTCAACATCGACGAGTGGCTGGCGGCCGAGGTCGAGACGGCCTTCGCCGAACAGGAGGGCAGCGCCTTCGTCTCCGGCGACGGCGATGCCAAGCCGCGCGGCTTCCTCGACTACGACACGATTGCCGAGTCCAGTTGGGCCTGGAAGAAGCTCGGCTATGTGGCGACCGGCGTCGACGCCGATTTCCCGGCCGACACCCCGTCCGACATCCTCATCGACCTCGTCTACACGCTGAAGTCCGGCTATCGCCAGAATGCGCGCTGGGTCATGAACCGCAGCACGCAAGGGGAGCTGCGCAAGCTGAAGGACGCCGACGACAACTACATCTGGCAGCCGCCGGCGACGGCCGACGGCATGGCGACGCTGATGAACTTCCCCATCACCGAGGCCGAGGACATGCCGGACATCGCCAGCGACAAGATGGCGATCGCCTTCGGCGACTTCCGCCGCGGCTATCTCATCGTCGACCGCCTGGGCGTGCGCGTCCTGCGCGATCCCTATTCCGCCAAGCCCTACGTGCTCTTCTACACCACCAAGCGCGTCGGCGGCGGGGTGCAGGACTTCGATGCGATCAAGCTGCTGAAGTTCGGAACCAGCTAGGGCTTTGGTTTTTTGCGCTCACGGCTGAGCGCGGGCTTCGCCCGCTAGCCTCCGCGGGGGCGGCGCATCGGCGCCGGCGGCCGTTCGGCCTTGCGAGCCCGTTGGGCTCGACTTCTCGCTCACGCCAGGCTCGCTCCGCTCGCGGCTCCGCGGCGGCGGCCTGACCGGCCGGCGCCCGTTCGGCCTTGCGAGCCCTTTGGGCTCGATTTGTCGCTCACGGCCGAGCGCTCGCTTCGCTCGCTGGCCTCCGCGGGGCGGCGCATCGGCGCCGGCGGCCGTTCGGCCTTGCGACGCCTCGCGGCTTCGATCGGTGCTCCTTCTGCACGACACCCTCTGCCGTCACCCCGGGCGGAGCGAAGCGGAGACCCGGGGCCTAATGCCCACCTCGACACGGTATGCCGTTACGGGTCCGGACAGGGTCGAGAACCGCGCCATGGCTTCGTTCCACCAACCGACGACATACCGCGCGGTGATGGGCAATAGGCCCCGGGTCAAGCCCGGGGTGACGGCAGGGTGTTGGGTTGGTGGGAGAGGCAAATGCGTCAGCGACGGACCATGCCGAAATGCAAAATGGATTGCCGCGTCGGCCTGCCCTGGCTCGCGTCACGCGCCGCTCCCCGTCCTGCGGACCCTCGCAATGACATTGAAACTACTGAGAAAATCGTCATTGCGAGCGCAGCGAAGCAATCCAGGCGGCGGCTCGGCATGCGAATGCCCCAAGGCCATGCCGGAAACTATGCGGCGGGCGCCAACGGACCTCCCACCCACCGATCAGACCAACAACCGAACCAAACATCTCTCCCGTCCGGTCTCCTCCTCCCCGTGACCGCGACCGACTGGCGGCCCCTTTCCGGGGCCGCCGCCTTTTCCGGGAACCCTTTTAAATGCCGCAGACACTGATTTCCCCGCCGGCGGACGAGCCGGTGAGCCTTTCCGAGGTGAAGGACCATCTCCGCCTCGACGAGGATGCCGACGACGCGCTGGTCGAGAGCCTGATCGCGGCGGCACGCGCCCATGTGGAGCGGGTGACGAACCGCCGGCTGATGACCCAGGAATGGCGCCTGCAGTTCGACGCGGTCCGCGACGACGGCCGGCTCGACCTTGCCGTCTCCCCCGTCCTCAGCGTCGATGCGGTCCGCGTCTACGACCGCGACGGCACGCCCTCCGTCATCGACGAAGACGCCTATGAGGCCGACATCGTCTCGGTGCCCGCGCGCATCGCCTTTGCCGAGGGACTGCCGCGCCCCGGCCGCCGCCTCGGCGGCATCGAGGTCGACGTCACCGCCGGCTATGGCGCTGCGGCAACGGAGGTCCCGGCGCCGCTGCGCCATGCGGTCAAAATGCTCGTCGCCCACTGGTACGAACAGCGCCAGGCGGCGACCGACGATGCCGCCATGGTGATGGTGCCGCTCGGCTTTTCCGCGCTCGTCGCGCCCTACCGGGTCCGGCTCCTGTGACCCGGCCCCCGACCATCGGCGAGCTGCGCCACCGCCTGACCCTAGAGCGGCCGGAGCGCACGCCCGACGGCGCCGGCGGGGCGACGGTCTCCTGGGTGACGGTCGCCGACGTCTGGGCGGCGATCGCCCCGGCAAGCGCCAGCGAGACGGAGATCGCCGGCCGCCTCGACGGTGTCGTCACCCACCGCGTGACCCTGCGCCGCCGCGCCGACCTTGCCGGCGGCATGCGGCTCAAAGCCGGCACGCGAGTCCTGAAAATCCTCGTCGCCCACGACCCGGACGAACGCGGCCGCTGGACCGAATGCCTCGCCGAGGAGGAGCACCGATGACCCACGCCGCCTTCGCCCTGCAAAAGGCCGTCTATACGCTGCTTTCCGGCGATGCGGAGCTGACGTCGCTGACCGGCGGGTCCCGCGTCCATGACGGCCCGCCGCGCGACGCGGCCGTGCCGTTCGTGGCGCTCGATCCGGTCGTCACCCGCAACGCCGACGGCGACATCGCCCCGATCGAGGAGCACAGCCTGACGCTCGCCGTCCTCTCGCGCGGCGGCGGCAAGAAGGAGGTGTTCGCGATTGCCGAGCGCGTCGTCGCGCTGCTGCACGATGCGGACCTTTCCCTCGACGACCACCGGCTGGTCTCGCTGCGGTGCGAGCGCCAGGAGGTCCGCCAGCTCGCCGACAAAAAAAGCTTTCGCGGCGACCTGCGCTTTCGCGCCGTCACCGAACCGCTCACCTAATCATTCACGGAGACAATCATGGGCGCTCAAAAGGGCAAGGACCTTCTGTTGAAGGTCGACACCACGGGCGGCGGGTCCTTTGCCACCGTCGCCGGGCTCCGCACCCGGACCATCGCCTTCAACGCGGCAACGGTGGAGATCACCGATTCCGAATCCGCCGGCCGCTGGCGGGAGTTGCTCGCCGGCGCCGGCGTGCGCCGGGCCTCCATCACCGGCACCGGCATCTTCAAGGACGCATCGTCCGACGCGGCCGTCCGGAGCATCTTCTTTGCCGGCGACATCCGCGACTGGCAGGTGATCGTGCCGGACTTCGGCACCATCGAGGCGCCGTTCCAGGTGACGGCCCTGGAATATGCCGGCGAGCATGCCGGCGAGGTGACATACAGCATGGCGCTGGAATCCGCCGGCGCACTTAGCTTCACCGGGGCATAGGGGAAAAAAGATGGTCAACCGCCACCGCGGCGAGATCGAGGCTTTGCTCGACGGCCGCCCGCGCGTCCTGTGCCTGACCCTCGGCGCCCTTGCCGAGCTGGAAGCCGCCTTTGCCGTCGACGATCTCGCCGGCCTCGCCGAGCGCTTTGCGACCGGGCGCCTGTCGGCCATGGACCTCGTCAAGGTCATCGGCGCGGGGCTAAGGGGTGCCGGCGAGACGGTCAGCGATGCCGACGTCGCCAGGATGACCGCCGACGGCAGCGCCACCGGCTTTGCCCGCATCGCCGCCGACTTGTTGAAGGCCACCTTCGGCACCCGCGAGACGCCGGCGGGTGAGGGGGCATCTGATGGGTCGCCGGACGAAAACCCTCCGCCGCCGCGGCCGTAACGCCATCGGTCGCGGCGTTTCCCTGGGAAGCCGCGATGCGCGCCGGCCTCGGCCGCCTGAAGCTTGCCCCCGACGCCTTCTGGCGCCTCACCCTGCCGGAGCTTGCTGCCGCGCTGGAAGGCGCGTTCGGCACGGCGCCCGAGGGCCTTGCGCCGCCCGGCCGCGCCCGGCTGCAACGCCTGATGACGCTCTTTCCCGATACGCCCGCACAAGAACCTGCCCCGAAGGATGACTGACCATGGCCGGCCTCGACGACGACAAGGACCTGGACGACATGCGTGCGACCGCCGACGACCTCGCCCGCACCTTCCGTGAGCTGAAGACCCTTTCCAGTGGCTTTTCCTCGGCCCTGTCATCGGGCCTCAAGGCGGCGGTCGTGGAGGGCAAGAAGCTCGACACGGTGATGCGCGAGGTCGCGGTCGCCATTTCCGGCAAGCTCCTCGATCAGGCGCTGAAGCCGCTGACGGCAACGCTGGCCTCCGGCCTTGCCTCCGGCGTCACCGGCATCCTGTCCCCGACCGCCGGAACGATCACCCCCTTTGCCCGCGGCGGCGTCGTCGCAGCGCCCACATATTTTCCGATGGGGGAGGGCGGCACCGGCCTTGCCGGCGAGGCGGGGGCGGAGGCGATCCTGCCGCTGGCGCGCTCCCCCGACGGGCGCCTCGGCGTGCGCGCCGGGTCCGGCAACGGCGTCAATGTCACCTTCAACGTGACGACGCCGGACGTCGACGGCTTCAGGCGCTCCAAGGGGCAGATGGCGACAATGCTAGCCCGCGCCGTCGGACGGGGACGGCGCGGGCTCTGACACCAGGGCCGACGAGGAGGGGCTCGGGACCTGATGTTTCTGGGCCGCGGCAGCAAGTGCCGCTTTTTTGCCCGGTCGGCACGTCTGCCCATACCGGGTGCATTGCAATGCCAGAATGCGCTCTCCGATGTGCCGTTTCCTTGCGTTACATCAAAATTGACGAGGTTTTTGGATGTCCGTACCGGCCTTCCACGAGGTCCGTTTTCCGACCGATCTCGCCTTCAATTCCACCGGCGGCCCGGAGCGCCAGACCGAAGTCGTGCGCCTCGGTTCCGGCCGCGAGGAGCGCAACACGCGCTGGGCCGAATCGCGCCGCCGCTTCGACGCCGGTTACGGCATCCGCACCCTCAACGACCTGCACGAGGTGATCGTCTTCTTCGAGGAGAGGCGCGGCCGGCTGCATGGGTTCCGGTTCCGCGACCCGCTCGACTGGAAGTCCTGCGCGCCGGGTGGGGCGCCCGCCCCGACCGATTGCTACGTCGCCACCGGCGACGGCGCGACCCGCACCTTCCAGCTCGTCAAGGTCTACGGCGCCTCGTCGACCAGATACACCCGCACCATCGCCAAGCCGGTCGCCGGCACGGTGCGCGTTGCCGTCGACGGCGCGGAAAAGGACGACGGCGCCGATTTCACCCTCGATGCGTCGACCGGCATCGCCACCTTCACCTCCGCGGCAACGCCGGCGAACGGGGCCGTCGTCAGGGCCGGCTTCGAGTTCGACGTGCCGGTGCGCTTCGACACGGATCGGCTGGAAATCAACCTGGCCGCCTTCGAGGCCGGCGAGCTGCCGAGCGTGCCGCTCCTGGAGATCCTGCCGTGAAGACCGTTCCAACAGACCTCATCGACCACCTCGCCGGCGGCGTCACCACGCTCTGCCATTGCTGGAAGGCGGAGCGGCACGACGGCGTCACGGTCGGCTTCACCGACCACGACCGCCCGCTTGCCTTCGGCGGCACGACCTACGACCCGGCGGCGGGCCTTGCCGCCAGCGAGCTCACGGCCGGGCCGGGCCTTGCCGTCGCCGGTGGCGAGGTCGACGGCGCGCTGGCGCTGGACGGTCTCGATGCGGGCGATCTCAGCGCCGGCCTCTGGGACGACGCAAGGGTGGAAATCTGGCTGGTCAATTGGGAGGCCGTCGGCCAGCGGCTTCATGTGGCGACCGGCCATATCGGCGAGGTGGAGACCGCCGACGGCGCGTTCCGGGCCGAGCTGCGCAGCCTTGCCTCCAGGCTCGACCAGCCGCGCGGCCGCATCTTTGCCAGCCATTGCGACGCCGTTCTCGGCGATGAGCGCTGCGGCGTCAATCTCGCCACTGCGACCTACAGGGCCACCGGCACGGTCATCGACACCGACGGCCGCCGCACGCTCACCGCGAGCGGCCTTGCCGGCTTCGACGATGCCTGGTTCAGCCGCGGCACGCTGACCTGGACTTCCGGCGCCAACAAGTCGTTTTCCGTCGAGGTCAAGCGCCACACGGTCGGCGCCGGCCATCTCCTGACCCTGTGGCAGGCGGCGGGGCGCACCATCGAGGAGGGCGATACCTTCACCATCCGGGCCGGCTGCGACAAGCGCTTCGCCACCTGCCGGGAGAAATTCGCCAATGCCGAGGCGTTTCGCGGTTTCCCGCATATGCCCGGCAACGACTTCGCGCTCTCCTATCCCTCGCCGGAGGGCGAGAACGAGGGCAGGAGGCGCGACAAGGCATGACCACGTCGACCGTCACCCGCGCCGCGATCGTCGCCGAGGCCCGTGCCTGGATCGGCACGCCCTATCGCCACCAGGCCTCCAGGAAAGGCGTCGGCTGCGACTGCCTCGGGCTCGTCCGCGGCGTCTGGCGGGCGCTCTATGGCTCCGAGCCGGAAGATGTCCCGGCCTATACCGCCGACTGGGCCGAGGCCGGCGGCACCGACACGCTTCTCGCCGCCGCCGAACGCCACCTTGTCACCATCGACGTCGCGGCAGCCGGTGCCGGCGATGTCGTGCTGTTTCGCTGGCGCCCGCACCTGCCGGCAAAGCACGCCGCGATCCTCGTTGGCCCCGGCCGCATCGTCCATGCCCATGAGGGCCGGTCCGTCGCCGAGGCAGCGCTCGTCCCGTCCTGGGCGCGCCGGCTCGCCCACGCCTTTTCCTTCCCCGATCTGACCGACTGAAAGGGACCGACAGATGTCGACCCTCGTCCTGCAAGTGGCCGGCCAGGCCGTCGGCGGCGCCCTGTTCGGCAGCTTAGGTGCCGTCATCGGCGGTGCCGTCGGCGCGCTCGCCGGCAACGTCATCGACCGCAGCCTCTTTGCGCCGAACACGGAAAGGACCATCGGCGCGCCGCTTTCAGATCTCTCCGTCCAGTCTTCGACCGAGGGCCGGCCGATCCCCAAGGTCTACGGCCGCGCGCGCATCGCCGGCCAGGTGATCTGGGCGACCGACTACGAGGAGGTGGTCGAGGTCGAGGAAAGCGGCGGCGGCAAGGGCGGGGGCGGCACCACGACCACCACCACCTACAGCTACTACGCCAATTTCGCCGTTGCCCTGTGCGAGGGGCCGGTTACCCGCATCGCCCGCATCTGGGCCGACGGCAAGCCGCTCGACCAGTCGCTCTACGACTTCCGCATCCACAAGGGCACGTCGGGCGCCGACCCCGATCCGCTGATCGAGGAGGTCGAGGGGACGGGCGCCGCCCCCGGCTATCGCGGCACCGCCTATGTGGTGTTCGAGCGCATGCCCCTGGAGGCCTTCGGCAACCGCCTGCCGCAGCTCACCTTCGAGGTCGTCCACGTCATCGACCGGCTGGAGAAGATGGTGAAGGCGGTGACCGTCATCCCGTCCTCCACCGAGTTCGGCTATTACGACCGGCTGGTGACGCGCCGCGGCGGCGACGGCGAGACGATCAGCGACAACCGCCACACCGGCGTTGCCGAGACCGACTGGCTGGCCTCGATCGACGAGCTGGAAGAGCTCTGCCCGAACCTTGCGAGCGTCGCCCTCGTCGTCGCCTGGTTCGGCGACGATCTGCGCTGCGGCGTCTGCGATCTGAAGCCGGGCGTGGAAGATCGCAATCGCAAGATGAGGGGCGCCACCTGGGGCGTCGCCACCCTCAGCCGCGCCAACGCCCATCTGGTCTCGCAGATCAACGGCCGCCCGGCCTATGGCGGCACGCCGTCCGACGAGACGGTGGAGGCGGCGATCCGCGACCTGAGGAGCCGCGGGCTCCGCGTCGTCTTCTATCCCTTCATCTTGATGGACGTTGAGGCCTCAAGCGGCCTGCCGGACCCCTATGGCCGCAGCGAGCAGCCGCCCTATCCCTGGCGCGGCCGCATCACCTGCCATCCGGCGCCGGGAGAGGGGAGCTCGCCCGACAAGACCTCTGCCGCCCGCAGCCAGGTGGAGAACTTCGTCGGCACCTGCCACCGCAACGATTTCACCATTGCCGGCGGCGAGGTCGCCTATACAGGGCCGAGCGAGTGGAGCTATCGGCGGATGATCCTCCACTACGCGCATCTTTGCGAAAAGGCCGGCGGCGTCGACGCCTTCCTGATCGGCGCGGAAATGCGCGGCATGACCCAGGTGCGCTCGGGCGCGGCGATCTTTCCCTTCGTCGAGGCGCTCACCGATCTCGCCGGCGATGTCCGCGCGGTGCTGCGGTCGTCGACCAAGATCACCTACGGTGCCGACTGGTCGGAGTATTTCGGCTACCAGCCGACCGACGGCAGCGGCGATGTCTATTTCCACCTCGACCCGCTCTGGGCGAGCAGCGCCGTCGACATGGTCGGCATCGACAATTACATGCCGCTCGCCGACTGGCGCGATGGCGACCACGACGATACGGCAGACGCCTGCTCGGTCTACGACCTTGACTATCTGCGCGCCAACGTCGCGGGCGGCGAGGGCTTCGACTGGTATTACGCCTCGACGAGCGACCGCAACAAGCAGGTCCGCTCGCCGATCACCGACGGCGCCCACGGCAAGCCCTGGGTGTTCCGCTACAAGGACCTGATCGCCTGGTGGTCGCACCGCCATTACGACCGGCCGGGCGGCAGCGAGGCCGCCTCGCACACGGCCTGGGTGCCGGAATCCAAGCCGATCTGGTTCACCGAGCTCGGCTGTCCGGCGATCGACCGCGGCGCCAACCAGCCGAACGTCTTCTACGACCCGAAGTCCTCGGAATCCTTCTTTCCCTATTTCTCCAGCGGTCGCCGCGACGACTTCATGCAGCGCCGCTTCCTGGAAGCGACGATGTCCTACTGGGAGCCGTCCGATCCCGACTATGTGGCGGGCTCCAACCCGATCTCGTCCGTCTATGGCGGGCGCATGCTGAACCCGGACAACATCCATTTCTGGACCTGGGACGCGCGGCCCTATCCGGCCTTTCCCGCGCTCATCGACGTCTGGTCGGACGGAGACAACTGGCATCTCGGCCACTGGCTGACCGGCCGCCTCGGCGGCGTCACGCTCGCCGCCCTCATCGAGGCGGTGCTGGACGAGCACGAGGTCGACGATTTCGAGATCGCCGGTGTGTCCGGCGTCCTTGACGGCTATGTCGTCGACAGTCCGCAGAGCGCCCGTGACATCCTGGAGCCGCTCGCCGCCACCTTCCATTTCTCCGCCGTCGACAGCGGCCGGGCTCTGCGCTTTGCCGACTATCTGTGCCAGAGCCGGATCGAGATCGACGCCGACGATCTGGCTGTCGAGGCTGACGACGATCCGCGCATGACCGTCACCAGGGGCCAGGAGACGGAACTGCCGAACGAGGTGCGGATCGCCTTTTTCGATGGCCTTCGCGACTTTGAAAGCGGCGCGGCCGCCGCACGGCGCACGGCGGGCGGCAGCGCGCGCCTGGAAAGCCGCAGCGTGCCGGCGATCGCGCCGCCCTCCTTCATGCAGGAAACCGCCGAGATGCTGCTGCACGACGCCTGGGCCGGCCGCGAGCGCTTCGAATTCGCGCTGCGGCGCGACCGCGTCGCCATCGAGCCGGGCGACCTCGTCACGCTCGTGGAGGAGGAGGTGACCCGACCGCTGCTGGTCACCGAGGTCGCCGATGCGGGGCTGAGGCGGATCTCCGCCCGCACCATCGACCCGGACGTCTTCCGGCCGGCGCCGGCGCCGGCAGCGATCGGCAAGCAGGCCCGCCCGACCGTCTTCGGCGCGCCCGACGTGGTCATGCTCGACCTGCCGGTGATCGATCCGGACGAGCCCCACCACCGGCCGCGCATTGCTGTCTCCGCAAGGCCCTGGCCGGGAACGGTCGCGGTCTGGCGCTCGGCGACGGGAGCGAGCTACAGCCGCGTCGCGGTGCCCTCCCAGCGCGCGACGATCGGCAGCCTCGCCGCATCGCTGGCGCCGGGTCCGCTGGCGCGCTGGGACAACGCCAACGCCCTGACGGTGAGCCTCATCGGCGGCAGCCTGTCCTCGCGCGACGACAGCGCCGTCCTTGCCGGCGCCAACGCCGTGGCGGTCCTTTGCGCCAATGGCGCATGGGAGGTGCTGCAGTTCGCAGCCGCCGACCTCGTCGCCGAAAGCACCTACGAGCTGACCCGGTTGTTGCGCGGCCAGCTCGGCACCGAGGACGCCATGGCGGTCGGCGCTCCGGCCGGCGCCGATTTCGTCGTTCTCAACGCGGCCGTGGAACAGGTGCCGATCCGCACCGACGAGATCGACCTTGAGCGCATCTACCGCATCGGCCCGTCCCGGCGCACCGTCGCCGATGCTGCCATGGCCGAGGTTAGCTACGCCGCCGGTGGCCGCGGCCTGAAGCCGTTCAGCCCGGCACACCTCAGCGCCCGGCGCATCGCGGAGAGCGGCGACGTCGCCTTTTCCTGGGTCCGCCGCACCCGCATCGACGGCGACGGCTGGAGCGGCCGCGACGTGCCGCTTGGCGAGGAGCGCGAGCGCTATCTGGTCGAGGTTCTGTCGGGCGGCACGCCGGCCCGTTCCTTCGAGGTGACCGGCCCGGCCGTCACTTATGCCGCCGCCGACCAGGCCGCCGATTTCGGCGCGCTGCAAGACAGCTATCACCTGAGGGTCACCCAGCTCGGCGCCCGTGTCGCCGGCATTCAGCGCGAGGCGATCGTCCATGTCTGACACCCCCCACCTGAAGCTCCCGCTCATCGAGGCCTCCCAGGCGCAAAAGCACGTCACCCACAACGAGGCGCTGATGCGCCTCGACGCGGTCTGCCAGCTCGCCGTCAAGGACCGCAATCGAACGGCGCCGCCGGCAAGCCCGCAAGAGGGCGACCGCCACATCGTCGCCGCCGGCGCCACCGGCGCCTGGGCCGGCCGCGACACCCTCATCGCCCACCGGCTCGACGGCATCTGGACGTTCCTCACGCCGGAGCCCGGCTGGTTCTGCTGGGACGCCGATCCGGGCAGCTTCGTCGCCTGGACCGGCAGCGAATGGGTCGACATCGAGACCGGCGCCTCGCTCACCGCCGAATATGAGCGCCTCGGCGTCAACACCGCGCCGGACGCCACCAACAAGCTGGCGGTGAAGTCGAACGCCGTGCTCTTCGCCCCGGTCGCGGTGGCCGACGGCGGCAATGGCGACGTCCGCTTCGTCGTCGACAAGGAGGCGGCCGGCAACACCGCCTCGCTGCTGTTCCAGGACGCCTGGTCGGGCCGAGCCGAGATCGGCCTTGCCGGCGACGATGCGCTGCGCGCCAAGGTCAGTGCCGACGGCAGCACCTGGTCCGACGCCTTTTCCGCCGACCCGGCCACCGGCACCCTGACGCTGCCGAACGGTGCGGCCCTTTCAGCGCTCAACGGCGGCGCGCTCGGCGGCCTGCGCAACCTCCTCATCAACGGCGCGTTCGGGGTTAACCAGCGCGGCTTTGCCGGCGGCGCGCTTGCTGCCGGCACCTACGGCCACGACCGCTGGAAGGCCGGGGCCGGCGGTGCCGACTACAGCGTTGCCGCGGGCGTCGTCACGCTCGCCTCCGGCTCCCTCGTCCAGGTCATCGAGAACCCGGATCTCGCCGGTGAGACGGTCACGGTCTCCGTGGAGGATCCGAGCGCGGACATCATCGTCGACGTGGCGGGGACGGGGGCGACGATCTTTGCCGGCAGCGGCCGGCGCGGCGCCACGGTGACGGTCGATGGCGGTGCCACCGGCGACGCGGCCGTCACCCTTTCCGCGACGTCCGCGTCCTTCCGCCGCGTCCAGCTCGAGGTCGGGCCCCTGGCAACGCCCTTCGAGCGCCGGCCGCCCATGCTCGAATACATGCTGTGCGCGCGCTATTGCATCACCGGCGTGCCGTTTTCGTCGGCCGGCTACGCCGGCTCCGGCGGCCAGGCGTCGCCGTCCTGGGTGTGCGTGCCGGCGCCCGTGCCCCTGCGGACGGCCCCGGCCGTGACGATCCATATCGATATCAGCGGCAACCTTGACGATGGGGCGGCCGACGCCCGGGACATCTATCCGCTGGGGGTGACCATTCAGGCGCCGTCCCTTGACGGCGGCCGCACCTATTGGGCCGGCACGCTCGATTACGATGCCGAATTCTGA